TCAAGGCTTACAAAAAAAGCAATCGGCGGCGGCGTGGTATCCGGAGAAGCATATAAAATTGGCGAACTAGGACCAGAAACGTTTGTAGCAGGCATGGACGGAGCAATTATACCAAATATGAAGTCAATGCTGAACAGAATGCCAGATATAGCAAAACAATTACAAGATGAGATGGCGGCATTTGGTGCACCTATATCAAAAGCAACCAAATCAGCTTTAGCCACATCGCCAAAAGGCGGATCGGTAGAAGAAAAACTTGACATTCTGAACCAAACCATGTTACAATTAGTTAATATAAATACTATACATAAAGATATTGGAAATAAACAGATTAGAACGATGCGCAGTGCGGGCAATTTAATGAGTGGATTAGGAAGAGCATAATATGAGTTGGAAAAAATATTTTACCCCGGTGCCCACAGGTGACAACGTAAACGGCAGTTATGGACCTATTAGTGGCGGCGGAGCAAGCGGACGTCCAGGCCCAGCAAGATCAAATTATTCAAGTTACTTACCAGATGTGTACGTAGGTTCGCCAAACAGAGTTGAGCGTTACGGACAATATAACACAATGGATATGGACAGTGAAGTAAATGCTGCTCTTGATATCCTTGCAGAATTTTGTACACAAAAAAATGATGAAAACGGAACTAATTTTAATTTCCATTATAATAAATCAGCAACAAACAACGAAATTAATATTTTAGGACAGTATCTAAAGCAATGGTGTAAACTAAACAACTTTGAAACACGTATGTTTAGAACATTCCGTAATGTATTTAAATGCGGTGACGCAATATTCCTTAGAGATCCAGAAACTAAAAAACTGTTTCATGTTGATCCTGCAAAACTAACACGTATTATTGTAAACGAATCAGAAGGCAAGCGACCTGAGCAATATATTATTAAAGACGTAAATCTAAACTTTAGAGAAATGGTTGCTACATCACCACATATTACTAATGGTAACATAAGCAGTCCTGGTGCAAGTTATCAAACTGGCGGAGCAAGAGGAATGACTGGCGGAGTTAATACCCCGGCAGGATCACGTTTTACTATTGAAGAAGGCGAAGTTGCTGTTGATGCACAACACGTAGTTCATCTTTCATTAAGTGAAGGGTTAGACAACAACTATCCATTTGGTAACTCATTATTAGAAACAATATTTAAAGTATTCAAACAAAAAGAATTGCTCGAAGATGCTATTATTATCTATCGAGTACAACGTGCGCCAGAGCGCAGAGTATTCTATGTTGATGTGGGTAACATGCCGTCACACCTTGCTGCAATTTGTCGAGCGTGTTAAAACGGAAATACACCAAAGACGTATTCCATCGGCGACTGGGGGCGGTACAAATGTCATAGACAGTTCTTATAATCCTTTGTCAATCAACGAAGATTACTTCTTTCCACAAACCGCAGAAGGAAGAGGCTCAAAAGTAGAAACATTACCTGGCGGTACTAACCTTGGAGAAATAGATGACCTTAGATATTTTACTAATAAGCTCGTACGTGGCTTACGAATCCCTAGCAGCTACTTGCCTACCGGCGGTGATGACGCAACTTCATCATATAATGATGGTAGAGTAGGTACAGCATTTATTCAAGAATTGCGGTTTAACACATATTGTGAACGCTTACAGGGTCTTATAATTGAAGACTTAAACCAAGAATTTAAAAGATACCTTTTAGAAAAAGGTGTAAACATTGACACAGCAATGTTTGATTTACAATTTGAACCACCACAAAACTTTGCAGCATATAGGCAGTCTGAATTAGATAATGCTCGTGTACCAACATATACACAAATGAGTGCAATACCTTATATTTCAAATCGCTTTGCAATGAAACGTTTCTTAGGAATGAGTGCTGAAGAAATTGCTGAGAATGAGCGTATGTGGCGTGAAGAAAATGATGAAGAACTAAATCAACCACCATCAGATGCAAGTGCAGAAATGCGCGGAGCAGGAATTAGCTCTGCAGGAATCAGTGCTGACATAAGTGGAGCAGAGGATATTGCGGCAGATGAAGAAACTCCGGAAATAGGTGCAGAAGATACTGCACCAGATACTGTAACCGGCGGTGATGCAGCAGGGGCACCTGGCGCGGCACCATCAACTGACCAAACGATATAAATAGTATTATGATATTAAGAGAATTATTTTATTACGATAAAGAAACTGTTGAGCCTGTAGACGATAATCGCTACGAGCCACAATACGATGATTCAATTGTCGATTTTGATGACACAAGAAAGACAAGACTTACCCTACGCCAAATTAATCGTGCAAGGAAAGCAAGCGAGCTACATACAACTGAGAAGGCTGACGAACTAGACTTCGTAAGACAAATGTATGGAATAGCAGCGCAAGCAGCCGCTGCCGGTGTTTAATGGCAAAACTAGACAAGACCAGATACTCTAAACAAGAAGCAACACGATTAATGGAAATTAGACGTTTGGAAAAAATGTCTAACGACAAAAAAACAGAATATGCCAAGCGATCTAAACCAATAGACTTCTTTCAAAATGAAATAGTAGACGAAAGTAGATTTTCTCACAATCAAAACGCAGCATTTGTATTAGGTAATGGATTGAGTAGATCCAGTATAGAACCTGACGAATTAAGAAAGTACGGCCCAATATACGGATGTAATGCATTGTACAGGACATTTAGATCAGATTACTTAGTTGCTGTTGATGTTAAAATGGTATTAGAAATTAATAAGTCTATGTACCAACAAAAAAATCAAGTATGGACAAACTACAACAAGTCCTACGAAGGTTTACAGCACTTTAATTACTTCCAACCCGGAAAAGGTTGGTCAAGTGGTCCAACAGCATTATGGTTATCGGCACAACATAGACACAAAAGAATTTATATACTAGGTTTTGATTATAAAGGGCTAAAAGATGGTCAAAGGTTTAATAATGTATATGCTGATACACCTAACTATAAAAAGTCACAAGACAGTGCAACATTCTTTGGAAATTGGTTAAGACAAACTCAAAGTGTAGTAAAAGAACATGAAAAAACTGAGTTTATTAGAGTAATAACACCAGATAATTATTGTCCTGACGAACTAAATAAACTTAATAACTACAATACAATTACTGTAGAAGAGTTTAAAAAACAGTTTGTGTTACCCTGATTGTTCAAAACGAGTCGTTTTGAACCTATTTCTATACACTTTTCCCCATATATGTTAAATACAACTGACAGCCTTACCATAGGTACAACATTTATAGGAGAAAAATAATGGCGAATAACAAATTTGAAGAAATGCTCGAGAAACTTGTTAACGAAGACAAGTCTGGAGCAGAAGAATTATTCCACGAGATTGTGGTAGAAAAATCAAGAGACATCTACGAAGGTTTGCTAGAATCAGATCTAGAAGTTGATGAGTCAGATGATGAAGAAGTAGATGAGTCAAATGACGAAGAAGTAGATGAGTCAGATGATGAAGAAGTAGATGAGTCAGATGATGAAGAAGTAGATGAGTCAGATGATGACGAAGTCAACGAAGACTTTAACTTAGACGAATTTGAAGTTGAAGGCGGCGATCCAGCAGACGATTTAATAAACAAAATGGGCATGGGAGACATGGATGGAGACGCAGAAGGCGGCGACATGGGCATGGACATGGACATGGATGCTGACGCTGAAGGCGGAGAAGGTGATGTAGAAGATCGTGTTGACGATCTAGAAGTTGCTTTAGACGATCTAAAAGCAGAATTTGAAAAAATGATGGGTGACGATAACGATGACGAAGGCGAAGAAGACGAAGGCGACATGGATATGGATCCAGATGCTGACGCTGAAGAAGAGCCAGAAGAAGAGTCATACAATTTTGAAGCATCAGATGAAGAAGTTGAAGAGTCAGACAAAGAAACTGATGAATCAACTAAATCAGAAGCAGAAACAATGCGTGAATATGTTGAAAAAGTAACAGCTAAAATGGGCGACAACGGTGCAAACTCAAAGTCAACTGTAGCTGGTGCAAATAACATGGGCGGCACTGCTTCAAACTTGGCGCAGAATGCAGACGGCGGAAACGGCGGCACAGAAGGCGGACTAGCAGGAACATCTACAAAAGATGAAACAGCTGGTAACGTTAATGTTCCAGGCGGCAAAGCATCAAAAAGCATGAAAGCACAGCCAAAAGGCCACGGCGCTGAAAAGAAAGGCGCAGGCGAAACTGGAACTGATGGTAAATCAATCATTGGTTCTAAATAATTGTTAAGGGAATTTAAATGATAAACTTACGAGAGCATCTGACATTCGACCAGGCTAACATAGTCGTTGAGTCTACCGATAACGCTATCGGGGGCAAAGATCTTTATATGAAAGGTATTTGCATACAAGGCGGGGTGCGTAATGCAAACCAACGTGTATATCCTGTAAACGAAATTGGTAGGGCTGTCAAAACTCTCAATGATCAAATCACTGGAGGATATTCAGTTCTCGG